ATGTCGGGCACTGCCGATCTCCCCAACGAAAAACTGGAACTGCCGCTTCTGCCGCTGCGCGACGTGGTGGTGTTCCCGCACATGGTCATCCCGCTCTTCGTGGGACGGCCCAAATCCATCAAGGCGCTGGAAGTTGCGATGGAAGCCGGCAAGACCATCCTGCTCGTCGCCCAGCAGTCCGCGGCCAAGGACGAACCTTCCGCCAGCGATCTTTACAGTGTCGGCTGTGTGGCCAACATTCTGCAAATGCTGCGGCTGCCCGACGGCACGCTCAAGGTGCTCGTCGAAGGCGTACAGCGCGTCCGCATCGAAATGGTGGAAGACCGCCGCCAGATGTTTTTTGCCCGCGCCACCCCGGTGAAACAGTTCGCGGGCAAGGAAGGCACCGAAATCGAAGCCATGCGGCGCGCGCTCGTTGCCCAGTTCGATCAATACGTCAAACTCAACAAGAAAATACCCGGAGAAATCCTCTCCTCGCTCGCCAATGTCGATGATACGGGGAGGCTTGCCGACACCGTCACGGTTCATCTGCCGCTCAAGCTCGAACAAAAGCAGGAAATCCTGGAAATGTTCAATATCGGCGAGCGGCTCAACCGGCTGCTCGCGCAGATCGAAAACGAAATCGACATCCTCCAGGTCGAAAAGCGCATCCGTGGCCGCGTCAAGCGCCAGATGGAAAAGAGCCAGCGCGAGTACTACCTGAACGAGCAGGTCAAGGCCATCCAGAAAGAACTCGGGGAAAGCGAAGATGGCGCTGACCTCGAAGAGATGGAAAAGAAGATCAAGAACGCGGGCATGCCCAAGGAAGCCCTGGCGAAAACGCAGGCCGAGTTCAAGAAACTGCGGCTGATGTCGCCCATGTCCGCCGAAGCCACCGTGGTGCGCAACTACGTCGACACCATGATCGGGCTGCCGTGGAAAAAACGCTCGCGCGTCAGCAAGGATCTTGCCGGGGCCAACAAGATTCTCGACAAGGATCATTACGGGCTGGAAAAGGTCAAGGAGCGCATCCTTGAATACCTCGCCGTCCAGCAGCGCGTCGACAGGCTCAAGGCGCCCATTCTCTGCCTCGTCGGCCCTCCGGGCGTGGGCAAGACCTCGCTTGGGCAATCCATCGCCCGGGCCACCAATCGCAAGTTCGTGCGCATGGCTCTGGGCGGCGTGCGTGACGAGGCCGAAATTCGCGGCCACCGCCGCACCTACATCGGCTCCATGCCCGGCAAGATTCTCCAGAACATGACCCGGGTCGGCGTCAAGAATCCGCTCTTCCTGCTCGACGAAGTTGACAAACTCGGCATGGATTTTCGCGGCGATCCCTCATCGGCGCTGCTCGAAGTGCTCGATCCCGAGCAGAACCACACCTTCCAGGATCACTACATCGAAGTCGACTACGATCTGTCCGACGTGATGTTCGTTGCCACCGCCAACACCCTCAACATCCCGCCGCCGCTGCTCGACCGCATGGAAGTCATCCGGCTCTCCGGCTACACCGAAGACGAAAAGGTCAACATCGCCCATCGCTACCTGTTGCCCAAGCAGCTCAAGAATAACGGCCTCAAGCAGACTGAACTCACGGTCACCGATGACGCCCTGCGCGACATTTGCCGTTACTACACGCGCGAAGCCGGGGTACGCGGGCTGGAGCGCGAAGTCTCCAAGATTTGCCGCAAGGTCGTGAAATCCCTCGTGCTCAAACCGCGCGCCAACAAACTCGTCGTGAACCGCAAGAATCTCGACAAATACCTCGGCGTGCGCCGCTACAGCTTCGGCATCGCCGAAAAACAGAACCAGATCGGGCAGGTCACCGGGCTGGCCTGGACGGAAGTGGGCGGAGAACTCCTTACCGTCGAAGCCGTTTCGCTTCCCGGCAAGGGCAAGGTCATCACGACCGGCAAACTCGGCGAAGTCATGCAGGAATCCATCCAGGCTGCGCTCTCCGTCGTGCGGCGGCGCGCCAGCCTGCTTGGCATCGAAGGCGACTTCTACCAGAAGAGCGACATTCACATTCACCTGCCCGAAGGCGCAATTCCCAAGGACGGTCCCTCGGCGGGCAGCGCCATCACCACCGCGCTGGTCTCGGTGCTGACCGGTATTCCCGTGTGTTGCGACGTTGCCATGACGGGGGAGATCACCCTGCGCGGCGAAGTTCTGCCCATTGGCGGCTTAAAAGAAAAACTGCTTGCCGCCGTGCGTGGCGGCATCGCCCGCGCCCTGATACCGGAAGAAAACGTCAAAGACTTGACCGAAATTCCGGATAACATCAAGAACATGATCGAAGTCATTCCGGTACGCTGGATAGATCAGGTGCTCGAACTGGCGCTCGAACGCAAACCTGTTCCGCTTGCCGAACCGGAAGAAGTCTCGGCGGTTCCGGCGAACGCGGACGAACCGGCGGCTGGAACTTCACAGGTCATTCGGGCGCATTAAAAATTTTTGGAATGGAACCGGCCCGCCAGGAGGGAGGCTGGTTTCAGTTTTTTTGTTTGAAGAGGAGGGAAACTAGCATGAACAAAACCGAACTGATCGACGCGATCGCCGAACGGGCGGAAGTACCCAAGGTTACGGCGGGCAAGGTGCTCGATGCCGTCACGGCCGCCATCATGGACGCGCTTGGAAAAAAGGAGGATGTCACCCTCGTGGGTTTCGGAACCTTCTACGTAGGCGAGCGCGCCGAGCGCACGGGCCGCAACCCGCGCACCGGCAAAGCCATCAAGATCGCTGCTGCCAAAATGCCGAAATTCAGGGCTGGCAAGGGTTTGAAGGAAGCTGTACAATAACCAATTTTTGACCAGTATCCGTGGTGCGGGTGCTTAGCTCAGTTGGTAGAGCGTCGCCCTTACAAGGCGAATGTCGGCGGTTCGAACCCGTCAGCACCCACCAAATTTACATACAAAACATGCAGCAAAATCAAGGGCTTGGAGAAATTCAAGCCCTTTTTATTTGCCTGTTTTACCCGCGCGAAAGGGAGTAAAACGGAGTTTCTACCAACTAAAAAAACTGTTTTACCAACCGATGAAACGCACTGTAATGGGCGTAGAATGAGATAGATGTTCTCTTGAATTGGTGATCTCTATGGCTGGTAAAAAGCAGTTCCCGAACGGGACGTGGCAGTACATATTTAAGCGGTCTGGTGTGCTTGAAAAACCCATCTACATGACTTTCGAGACAGAGGAAGAGGGCGACGAGTACGCAAGAAAGATGGATGTGCTGCTGGATCGCGGCATCGTCCCTACAGAACACAAGCGCGAGAATCGGATCCTTACAATTGCTGCCCTTGTGAGCGATTACGAGCGCAACGCCAATCCGAGTCCAAAGGACGTCAGCGCATTGAACGTTGTCGTTAAAACGAAAGGGGCAACTGCCCTGCTGTCTATCACGGCAGAGTGGGTTGATGGTTGGATCGAGGAAATGAAGCGGGTAGATAAGATCGCACCAGCTACGATCCGTGCGCGAGTTGGGGCGCTGGCCCGCTGTACAGATTGGGGCATGCGCAAACGCTACCTGGTGATGCTAGACCACCCAATGCGGTCACTTCCGGACGGCTATGCGCAGTACAGCCAAGCCGATGTTGCAGCCGCTGGCATCAAGCGCGTAGACGTGGAGCGCGATAGGCGGCTTGAGCATGGCGAGTACGAGAAAATCATTGCCGTCATAGATAGCGGCGTGCTTGCGCGAAAACAGCGCCCGCTGATGATCGAGTATCCCAAGGCGTACCGCTTGCTGTTTGTGCTGGCAGTCGAGAGCTGCATGAGGCTGAGGGAGATGTACACGCTGACGCTCGATCAGATCGACCTGCCCAAGCGCACGGTCTTTCTTGAAAAGACCAAGAACGGCGATAAGCGGCAGGTTCCACTGACGACGGTTTCATCTGCGGCTCTGCGCGAGTATCTTGTTGATCGAGAACTGCCGGACGGCATCCCAAAAGACATGCTGCTGCCGTGGTGGGATGGCGTGGCCAAGTCCCTGCCTGTCGTCTCAGACTACTTGTCGAAGCGGTTCAAGGATATTTTCGAGCAGGCCGGGGCGGTCGATCTGCGGTTCCATGATCTCCGCCACGAGGCAGTGTCGCGGCTCTTTGAACGCACGACACTGTCCGAGTTACAGATCATGAAAATCAGCGGGCATAAGAGCCATCGCATGGTGATGCGTTACGCTAACCTTCGCGGGAGCGACCTGGCCGCCGCGCTTTGGTAATGCGCCGGCCAGGTATGGCCATGCGCTCCGCAGTCTGCGCGATGATCTGATTCTCGATGTGCGCGATCACGTCGCTTGTGAGCAGCACATAGGCTCTGCCAACGCGTGCCGCAGGCAGCACGCCGGATGAGATCAGATCGAGCACAGTCTTTGAGTGAACCTTCATTAACTCGGCTGCGCCGTGGATGTCTACTGTTGGGGTTGTCATTCTACGTCTCTATGTATTGTTTGTATTTCTGCGGTTTTTCACGGCGCTCACCCCACATGGAAACTGCAAGCCCATCCGCGCCGATCTCGCGCAGCTTTTCAATTAGAAGAGAGTAGGCGTTCATTTCTTCTCCTTTGCAGTACGTGTCAGCGTGTTGAAAAGGTCAAAAAAATCTCCAACATCTTTGAACGGTTGCTTTCCAGCGCACACCTTACACGCGCTGCCAATAGGAACAACGGCCTTGCATTTTTCGCAAAATGAATAGCTGCTCATGCCGCAACTCCGTAATAAGCGTTGATGATCTTTTGGACATCCGGCAGGCATTCCCATTCCTGAATGCGCGCCGGGACTCTGCCAAGCCTGCGCTTTACATTCCCTACGTAGCTTTTCGAGCGCCCAACCTCTTCACCTATTTGCTTGTATGTCATGCCGCCACGCAGAAGCAATTCAGCGATTCGAGCGTCAATTTCATTACTCATTTCGTTCCTCTTGTTGCTGTGTCCGATCCAGGCTGTGCGCCATTGCGAAAATCATGGCGATAAAAACAAGGCATACGGCTGATGTTGCAATTACTGCTGCACGCATCAATATTCCTCCGCCGAAATCAGCGCAACAACTTCGCCTTCACTGCTGATGACTCGATCTATTTCAAGCACGTCCATAAACAACTGAACCTTGAAATCCGGGTCGACATCTCTCACGCACACCGAAGCGTCTGCTGGAAATGCCTTCAATTTCTCGATGAATTCACTCACCGTCATGGTTTTTACCTCCTTACCGTGTTGCCTTGGATTTGAAAACCCAGCACCGGATACTGGCTGGGCGTAATTGACTGCCATCAACGTGCTGCGCATTCAGGCGAGCATTGATGGCGCTACTCACCGTGCGGTTTGCTTCAACAAATTTATGCCTGCGCGATGTGGGCAGGTATTTCTTGAGTTCGCTCAGTTCAGGGATCTGCTGGCGCATGTCGCTGGCGAGCTGAGCGAAGTGGTTCAGGTTGACCGCGATGTAATCAGGATCGCGGCTGTGATTGAGCCGCGCGGATAGGCCCATGACGCTATCTTCGTCTGTTCCAGCGCCTGTTCCATTCAGATATTCGTAGGTTTCCCAGAACCGCTCCACAATTGGGTGATCGCGGCCAAGTTCGTGCTCGCGCTCGCGGGCCATCATGGCAAGCGCCGCTATCGCTTCATCCGCGATGTCCCGCGTGACGGGCGCTACAAGCGGCAATGCTTCGATCATGCACATCACTTGCGCGTAATTCTTCTGGAGCCGTCGGTTCTGTACGCCGGTTTCCGCCAGGCGCTTTTCGTAGGCCGAAAGTTTCTTTTCGAGGATGGCCAGCGCCTCTCGCTCGCGCGCCGCGCCTGTCAACAGAAAACCAGACAGCTTTTCCACATCCAACCGACCAAGCTCCTGCGCGGCCACGCGGCCAGCGTCTGAGTGATGTGTTTTGTCGTAGCTGATATGGACGATCCGTTCCATGATCGCTTGGGAGGCCGACACCGGGTTGTTTTGCGAGATCACCATTGCCGCCCGAAACTGCGGGTCGTAGGTGTCGTTCCCGCCGCTCTTCACGCCCGTGGTACGCAGGCTTCCGCCGTTGTAGAGGCTCTTCAACCCGTCCCAGTGGAATTGCTGCCGCGCCCGGCCACGCGAGCCGTCAACGTCTTCACGGTCGGATTCGATCAGCACCACCGGGATATTGGAAAATTGCGCCATCGAGCGCAGGAAGCCTACATTTGACGCCTTCATCGGGTCGAACCCTTCGTATGACGTTCGCCCGAGCAGCTTCCAGAGCGTTTCCAGCAGCGCCGATTTACCCGCCCCCGGCGCACCGACGATTTCCAGAAACGGCCAGGATTCGTACTGTGCGCGGATTTGCTCCGCATACAGGCATCCAAGCCAGTAGCCCAATGCAATGACGCCCTTCGGGCCGAAAGCGGCGTGGAAATTCTTGACCCAGCTTTTATCTGTCTTCGCCTGGTCGGTGTTGATCGCCAGTGGCTTGAGTTTCGATAGTGACCGGATCGAGGTGCGCCCGATCGAGAAATAGTCATCCTCGTTCTTATCGACGATCTTTCCGTCTTTCACGGCAACGTCATTGAAGATGTATGCCCCGTGCTCCAGCGAGTAACCGAGATAGTCGATGGATTCGACACGCTTGATGTTATACGTCCAGCGTTCCACAACGTGGTCAAGGTGTCCGGCCTTGCCCGTCCAGACTGCGCCTGGGAACGACAACAGGCGCTTTTTGAACTCCGACGTGGCCGAGAGTTGAGACGGGGTGAAGGTATCCTTGATCGGCGCGCCGTCATGCGGGAAATTCACCCGGAAGTAGTACCAGGCTTCGCCCGTCACGGCGTTCGAGAGGTAGTACAGCGGCTCTGGGAGGCAGTTGCAGATTTCAGTCGTTTGAAGAGATTCACGCGCGGCCCTCTCTTCGGCTTCCTTTGTCGTGAATTGCCCCTCGTACAGATCCTTTGCCTTGGTGTACCCCTCGATGTCCAGTTTCGACCAGTACATTTTTTTGGCGAAATCGAAACTGAATTGTGTATGCCGGTTTTCCACCCAGATCAGTGCTGCTTTTTCGGATGGCGACTTCGCCAGCAGAATCTTCCCGGCGTGCAGGTATTGTCCGATCCTCTCCTCGTTGAGACGGCCTCGCTGGTGCAGGTCGTTCCAGTCCAGCTTTTCCCGTCCGGCTGGCGGAAGCGCCGCAGTTGACGTCCAGCCTTCCTTGCTGCTGCGCTCATGGAATTTCCATATTGCCTTGCGCCCGGCCTCGTCGTTGTCGAGCGCCCAGACCAGTTTCGGCAATGGCGTCTTTGCGGCGGCACATTGCTCTTTCAACGCGGCCAGCATCAGGCTCGGGTAGTTCCCGGAAGACATGAGCGCCGCCGCGCGGATGCCGTTGTGCATCAACGCAATCGCGTCGAAGATGCCTTCAACGAACCATATCTGTTTCGGGATACTCCCCGTCGTGTCTGGCGGCTGCCAGCACATTCCCGCGTATCCGCCAAGAAACCGGGCCTTCTGGCTGCCAAAGCGCGACGGGTTGTCAATGAACCTTTCCCACGCGGCATCTTTGCCCAGCGAGAAGCGCACCGTTGCCGTCGCCTGCCCGCCGGTAAAGTAGCTCTCCTGCGTATACCAGCCTTTGATCCTTGAAAGATCAAAACCGCGCCCATCTCTCAGATAGGCGTCGGCGGTTGCTGTCATGTTTGTATCGCTGGCCGGGAACAACTTCGACCAATCGTTGAAAAGATTGGGGTACAACTCTTTCGCGTGGAATTCGCCGCCGCATTTGTTCATTCGCCCGCATCGGAGAATCCACGGATGCGCCTTCGGCGTATAGAGTTCTTTTTTACCGCAGGCCGGGCAGATGCCCTTGCGTAGAAAATCCCCGTGCTCGCGGAAATGGTAATCCTGCGAAAGCAATGGCAACAACCTCTCCCGAATCATCTTTCGCGCCTCTATGCAATTTCAGCAAGTTGAAGTTGTCTTTCATCCTCTTTGCGCTGATGTTTAGACGCATGGATGTAGACTTTTGGATTTGGGTTACGAGAAGGAACAACGGTTGTGACCGCCCCGACAATTACCTTCCACACATGACAGCAATCAATGTTCTCGCATTGCAAATAGGCTTCACGTGTGGTCAAAGTAATCTCCCGCGAGGTGCGGACTTTTGCCGGTTTTTCGCAGTGTGGGCAAGTGATGCGCATCAATGTTTCCTTTCAAGTTAAACACACGTTCCCCTGATCGGCACGCATGAACATATCTGACAAATACGTCAGATAGACAAGTCTTGTGCAGACCGTAATAACGCTTTATTGGTTGGCTTTCTATGCCAAATAGCGTAGTGGCTTAACTGATTTCATAAAATATACTGAGCAAATAGGGTTATTATTTTCCCATTTGCTCGATTTTTTCCTGCTTTGCAAGGCGCTTTCCAAGCACCTTTTCGACGAGTTTGACGAACGGTTCTGCTTCATCCGCATCAATGTGGAAGTCACCGTAATTGGTATGAATCGAGAAACCGCGTCTCATTTGATCAGGATGGCGTGCCAACAGATACCGGATGGCGTCAGACCTTCTTTCCTTGCCTTCAAATTCTCGTGCTTCATGTTGATTCGTCTCGTTCGCCTCGATCTGTGCGCGGTTACGACGAAGGCGTATCTGTCCAGGCCAAAGATCTTCGACTGTCGTGTCGAGGTGCTTGGCGATGGCGGTCTGAACGTTGTAGCTCTTGGCCTTTCCAGACGCCACACACGACACGGCGCTGATTTTGACGCCAAGTTCGTCGGCCAGCGCGGCCAATGTGATCCCCTTCTCGCGCAACCTGGCCGTGATGTTGTTGATGGTTGGCATTGGTGATACCTTTGATTTTAAGTGTGATGCTACATACGATAGTACGCAAATGCGTACTTGTCAATAGGGTTTTTACGCATATGAGTACTTTTGGTGAACGGCTGAAGGAAGAGCGGGAGCGCCTTGGCCTGTCTCAGACCGAGTTCGGAAAACTAGCGAATGTGCAAAAGCAGGCACAACTGAAATACGAAAAGGGGGAACGAAACCCAGGGTCTTGCTATCTGACGCTTATTGGATGTTATGCAGATGTGTTATACATTCTAACTGGTCGCCGTGACGCCGCACAACTTGCTCCGGATGAAGCCGCTCTACTGGACAACTACCGAAACTCATCGGAGGCCGGAAAACGAACCATTCGGGGAGCGGCTTCTGCTAGTGCGCAACAGGAAGTAGAGGGAAAGGAGAGCGCCGCATGAAAGTTAGGAAACCAAATTTTGTCATTCTGGAGATTTTGTTATGAAGCCGCTATCGATTCAGATAGTGCATGCGCAACCTGGTTTTTTCACTATCTATGATTTCAATGATGTAAGAGAAGTTGGTATTGGAGAGCCAATCATTGCTTGGCGAATCGAAACCTACGCCAATAACACTGGCGATGGATTATTTTCAACCTGTACTCCTATTACTGCCGATGGTGACGCAGGATCAAATTGTATCGGTGTGCAAAACCCAGATATGACAGTGTACGTATTTGAGGATTCTAATCATCGTTCGTTAGCTGACCTGCAGGCGAATCGGTATCCAAAGAAATGAGGTAGTTCAACGGGTGTCCTGATAGTCGCCTGTCAGGCAGAGAGTGAAAAATGTCACAAGATAAGAGGTAAGGCGTAATGCTCGAATTTTTTCAAACGGATGTTGACGGGTATAAGGCAACGGAAATCTGTTTCCATACCGGACGCGATACTGGCGGCGAAGCGTACATAGAAATACCGCTCGGACGTTCACTTGTACATGGTAATGTCATTGATCCAGTTGTCATGAACAAGAAAAAAAATTTCATGGAGTGTGATGCCATCGCTCAGATCATGGATTTTTGCAATATCACACTGCGCGAGATTTATGCGTCTCACAAAGGAATAAAGTCAAGTAGCGCGCAGCCTTTCAGCAGAGAACATAAAGTCAAATACCATGTTGGAATCCACACTGCAATCAATATGCTGTACAAGACACTCTTTTTTATTGCACTGCTTTGGAAGGAAGATTTTTTGCCGGGGAACTCAAAAAACATGTTGAGTTTAAGAGATTTTACAGATGAAATCAGAACAAAAATGCCGGTACCAATTTCTCAGAATGCGCTTGAGCTTTGCGACATTATTGACCATATAAACCATCTGTTTCAGTCTGAAAATATGTTCTATGGGTTCAATATGTTCGGTGATTCATTTCCAACTGTTCTGGCGGCTGGGCCTTGGCGTGAAAACGAACTCATCGTTCACAACCATGCACTTGCGCAGCTTGTTGTCGGATTTAATGATTTCATCAAAGAAATTGAATTTTTCGCCGAGGATGCAAAATGAGCAAGGTAAAATATTTGCCAACAAACACAAAAATTGACAAAAATCCCCCGTTGAGAAACAATTTCGGTGGCGGAAATGGCGGGCCACCTATAGAACAGCTGCTACAACGTGTCACGAATGTTGAAACAATGATTCCGTATCTGGCAACAAAAGAAGATTTGACCAGAGAGTGCGGGTCACTCAGATCAGAATTGCATGCTGAAGTAGGGAAGCTACGCGGCGACATCGGGAAAGATATTCAGAATCAAACATGGCGCTTCATTACATGGTCAACAGGCGTCGCTTCAGCTTTAGTAGCCGCAGCGTTCTTTTTCGCAAAAATCATTACGAACATTACGCCGTAAAAATCTCAACGCACTCGAACCGTATCACCTGTTTCTCGGTAAGGTTTGACTTTTTGTTAGCAATAAGCTAACATTCGGTCATGTACCAGATCGAATACACCCGCGAAGCCTTCAAAGCCCTACGCGCCATGCCGCGTAACGTGGCAGACGTTATTCGCGGAAAAATCGAGCAACTGGCCGCCGATCCGTTCGATGCCGCAAACGTCAAAAAACTCGTTGGCCGTGATGGTTACCGGCTGCGCGTTGGGGATTGGCGGGTCATCTACCAGATCGACGGACAGCGGCTTATCGTGCATGTGCTGGCCATTGCGCCGCGCGGAGGAGCTTACAAATGAGTACCGAAATCCAGTTCATCGAGCGCGACGGCCAACGTCAGTTTGCCGTCATTCCCATTGAAATTTTCAACCGGATGGCCGAATACGCCGAGAACGCTGCAGACGTGGCTCTGTTCGATGCTGTCCGTGCCACCGATGATGGCTTGCGCATTCCCGCCAGCGTTGCACACGCCATTCTGGATGGCACAAACCCTGTGAAGGCGTGGCGGGAGCATCGCACCCTTACTCAGGAGGCTCTGGCCGTTCAGGCAGGCATCAGCAAAGCTTACCTTTGCCAGCTTGAAACCGGGAAGCGGGAAGGGGCCATCAAGACCCTTCGTGCCATTGCCCGTGTGCTGCAAGTGCAGATCGACGATCTACAACCATAACCTCACGCCGCCTTCGCCGGAAAAATCTCCACGCGCTCGAATCGCATCACCTCTTGGCCAATCCATTCATTGAGCGCCTCGAACCGCGCCTGTAGCGGCAGAATCTCATTCGCCCAGAACACGGCGAAAGCCTTTTCCGCATCCCCGAAACCGCCCGTGTTGCTCGGGATGATGCCCATGATCTGCGGCGGCACGCGGTGGGCGGCCAGTTGATCGTCGCGGGTGACGTTCTTGATGTTCAGAAAATCGTCCTTCGCGGCCACCTCTGACACTGGGATAAGCTGGAGACCGTCCTTTTTGCCATTCGGCGCGTACATGAACAGGTTGCGGAAATTGCCTGGCCCCTTGCTTTTTTTGAGCGCCTCGCGCAGGTTTTCAACGTCTTCCTGACTGTGCGCAGCGTCGGTCATGTAGAGAATGAAACCGGCATGGCTGCCGTTGTTGAAGTAGCGCCGCCGGAATAGCGTCGCGCTCTCGTTCAGGAACGCGGAATTGAGCGCGGCAATGTACTGCGGGATTCCGTACACCTCCTGATTCAGATCCGGCTCCACCAGATGGAAAATGCTCCCGCGCCGGAATTCGTGTTCTTTATCAAAACCGGGTACGAAGTAGTAGCGATCCAGTTCGATAGCCCGGCGCACGTACTTCGCCAGCGGAACATCCAGCCGCAGCGGATTGCCCAAGCGGTTATCCACGCGCTCCAGATAGGCATTGCCAAAAATGATGAACTCCCAGCAAAACCGCTCGAAGGCAGCGCGGGAAAGCAGCGGGTGCGGCACGAAGGAAGCGGTCAGCACGTTCCGCTTGACCAGCATCGCGCTGGCATGATGCACGGATGCGCGTGAGGCCCGCGCCAGACCGTCCAGCGAGATCGGCGGTGAGTACCACTTATTGAGCTTCACGCATTCCAGATAGTCGAAAACCCCGCGCCCGGATAACACGGGTTCGGGGTCGCCGAAAGTGAAAAACTCAATCTTGTCATTCATCGTCTTCTTCCTTTTGCGCTGCTGGTTTGTTTCCAACGGGATCACCGATCTGTTCAGTTTCCAGCCGCAATTCGAGTGCAATGTCGGTGCTGTATCCGGCGTCGGACAGGTTGTGCGTCACCTTCGTCACGCGCCATGCCGTGCCGTCGATGCAGGGCTTCCAGCCCGATACGGTCGCGGGTAGTTCCGGGATGATGTCTGGCCGTCCGTGTGCCAGGGTCAGGCTGAAGGTGGAGACGCCGCGCAGGGCTTTCTTGAGCGCCGCTGTTGCAGCCTTTGCTGCCGCGTCACGGTTCGGAAAGCTGTGCCGCAGGGTCTTCGTGTTTCCCTCTACCGTAGAGACTTTCGTGTTCTTGACATTTTTCCCGTGTGACAGGTCTTTCTCACGAATCGTCACTTCACCCTTCGAGCCGGATTTTTTGTCGTAGTAGTACGCCGTCACGCCTGCACAGCCGTCACGATCTGCCACGGAAAAGCGGTGCTTATCCCCAACCGCGCGCGTGATGGTCACTTCCGGCAGCGGTTCGCCGCCGATGGACATGCCGCGTCCGATGGCATAAAAAATCAGGTTCCCGGCCTTGACTGCGCACAGCGCATCGGCCTGCGCGGCCAGGCGCGTGAGCAGGTTCGCGTCGGATTCCGACTGCTGATCCATGTGCTGCACGGGCAGTTTGTTCAGTTCCGGTGAAATGGCGGGCTTGAGCTTGTTCTCCTGAGCGATTTTCCGGACGATGCCGCCGATCGTGGTGTTGTCCCAGCTTCTTTCTTTTTTGACCATGAGGCTGTCGCGCAGGTCGGCGGATCGCGCGCGGATGGTGAGCTGATCCGGCGTGCCGGAATGCTCGATCTCATCGACGGTGTAGCTGCCCTTGTCGATCAGACCGATGTCGTCGCGCCCCAGCGCAAAAAAGAGCTTTGCGCCGCGCTCCGGGATGTCGAGCAGCCCGTCCGCATCGTCCAGGGTGATGTCGAGCTGGTCGGCTTCCAACCCACGGTTGTCGGTGAGCGTGATCTGCATCAGGCGCGTGTCGAGCACGGTGGTGAGGTCTTTTTCGCCAATCGTGAGCCGCCAGAGCGCGCCGGGGTACGCTTTGCTCATCAATACACCCCGGTCACAGGCTGTCCGCTGTATATGTCATCGTCTGACTCAAAATCATCCACGTCTTCTGGGTCATCCGGTTCTGAGCTTTGCGCCTGATCTGCCTCAGGCTCCATGACAAGCCGCCTTGCCGTGTCGGTATCCTGTGCCATTTGATCGACATCGCCATCATCGACGCGTTTCATGGCAATAGAGAACTCAATCCGGCGCGGCGTACCATCCCTGAAAAAAAACGTGCCCGTTTCTTCGATGCTCTCTATGACGTAGCGCCCATAGAGTTTTCCGGTTCCATCGACGAGCACATAGGCATCGCCATCATCGGCCATGCCGCGCAATTCGCCGAGTGAGAGCGCATTCCCGGCGAGTTCCGGCAGGAGCACCCCGGACAGGGTGACCGTCTCATCATCCGGCCCGATGAATTGACGCGCCGGGCGCAGGCCCAACCGTGCGTTCGATGGATGCCGCCAGCCGTTCTGGCGCTGAAAACTCTGATAGGGGGCCGTTTTCAGCTCGAAAACGAATTGCCCCAAACACATCATGCCCATGCTTTACCTCTGCCCGACTGGCACGCTGATTTCAGCCGCCGCGCCGGATTTCAATGTTCCGATCAACGTCACGGTCAGCATCGCGCCATCCTGCTCGATCGTGATTCTGGACACCCGGATGCGCGGCTCCCATCGGATGACGGCCTCGGCGGTGGCAGCGATGACGCGAAGCCGATTTGCCGCGTTGAGTGGCGCGTCGACAAGGTCTGGGATGCGCGAGCCGAAATCACGACGCATCACCCTGGAACCAAGCGGCGTCGTGAGAATCTTCTGGATGCTTTGGCGCACATGCGCAAGATTGCTCATGGTCCGGCCCGTTTCCGCGTTCATTCCTCGCAACATATCAGCCCCCCACCGGCCCGCCGGTCTGCCCGCTGCCGGGCTGCACGCCGGAATGCTTGTGGCTCTTGAGCGAGACGCCCGCGGCGGTCACGTCAACGTCCGCGTCGATCCGCCCGTGGAACGTGGCGCTGCCGCCTTCTCCGCCCGCGCCAGACTGGCCGGTCAGCGCACCGAGAATCACAACGTTGCCTTGCAGCGTGATCGGCGGCGAAATGACGGTGACGGCATCGGACTTGAGCGTGATCGCGCTCTCTGTCATCACAAGCGACGATCCGCCGATCTTGAACGTGATCGAGCCGCCAGTCGGCACGTCCAGCAGGTAGGCGTGTGCGGTCTGGTCGTATCGCTCGACCGCGCCGTCATCAAAGTGGCGGGCTGTGACGTTGCCATCCGTCTCCGGCGCGGCGAGGCCCGCGTTGAAAAAGCCTGTCAGGATCGCCCCAGCCCCGGTATCGCCGGAAGGGGAAAGGATGACGCATTCCTCGCCGATCGAGGGCGGCGACCATTCGCGCACCTTCCCGGCGCGCGGCGTGATCCACTTGAGCCAGTCCGTGGTCAATCCGCCGGACTTTGCCCGGCACATCGGGGGCTTGCTGGTGAGGTCGACGTCTGAAATCGTGCCGAAGCGCACGATGGATTCTAGGCGTCGGTTCTGTTCGGGGGAGATGTCTGAGGTCATGCGCGCAGGGTGTCTTGTGTTCCGCGCGCGCGCGAGTGCGGGGTGTTGTAAGGGTCATATAGACAACATCTGCGATAAATTTAACGTTGTTCCATTGACAACATGTATAAATGTTGTACAATTTACAACATGAAAGCACAGCCCATTCTCATCGAGCGCATCCGCTACCACGACACGGCATTTTCCGATATTTCAGTGTGGCGCGTACCACAACCTGTCAAAGGCAGTACGCACGATTACACATACAGGCTGGCCTACGTGGTAGATGAGATATGCGTGCTGCGTTACGACAACGAAACTGGAAAGGGCGACCATCGTCATTACGGTAACGCTGAAGAACCCTATACGTTCACTACCCTGGCAGACTTGCTTGCAGACTTCCAGGCGGATATTGCGAGGTGGAACAATGAAAACAATCGTATTTGATGTGTCTTCGCCTGAAGAGGCGATGGCGCGGATCATTGCCGCAGCCAAAGCGGGCGAAGTGGCGCATGAAGCGCGGCTGACTTTTCCGTCTGCTGTCGATATGGCCCGCGTACTCACCCCCACGCGCTGGGTGTTGATAGAAGTCATGACGGGCGCTGGCCCGCTTGGCGTGCGTGAGTTGGCCAGACGCGCCAAGCGTGATGTGAAAGGTGTGCATACTGATGCAAACGCGCTGGTTGCGGCTGGCGTCATTGACCGCTCCGAGGATGGAAAGTACGTGTTTCCGTTTGATGAGGTCAAAGTCAGTTTTCGTCTGCACGCCGCAGCGTGATCCGGTCTCGCTAAAAACACCGCCGCCGGGTGTTGTGGCAGCGATAACCACAACACCCGGCGGCGGGTTGTAAAAATAGAGCAATCGGTTCTGAGCCGTTACGAACCAAGCGATTTAAGCCGCTCGCGCATCGTCTCATTCACAAGCGCCTGCCAGCCGCGCCCTTTTTCGCGCAAGGCGGTAAGCACATCTGGATCAAAGCGCATCATTGTGCGCTCTTTAGCTTGTAATTCCCTATCTAGCACGTCCGTCTCAGGGGTCGCGCTCATGCCTCCCCCTCTTTGCACCGTCACGTAGCGCATCCCCATGAAGATTTCTTCCAGTTTGTTATGCACGACGTTGGCCAGTCCGGCGAAATCTTCTACCTGCATGACCTCGCCGGGTTTGCTCTCACAGGCCATAAACGAGATGCC